GAGAGAGGGCTCAAGGAGAGAGACAATGTAGGATAACCACAAGTTGGCCGTGCCGGTTTAAGCCGGGGGATGCCTGTGGGGAGAGGGTAACGTCTAGTGAACTTCTGAAAGTTTATTATTATCATATGAAAAATCTATTTATCCAGATTCATCAAATGTTTCATAATAAAGGTTCCCGTTGATTTCACGATCGCGGTGACTGAGATTTCGCTGGTATGTTTGCTGGAAACAGTAAGCGGTGACTCGCAGTGCCGTTGCTCGCGATGGTACGGTTAGTCACTAATGTTAGTACTAGACGTTGAAATAGAGTCATTTGGGCCTTCATTCACTTCCTGTTCAAACTGTACTCAAGTCAAGGTTTGCGTGGGGTTGTTTTATACCTCAAGGTAAGCCAGCTGATGTTGATGCAGTCAATGGCAGGGATGAAGATTAATGATCCTAGGCGATTAGGATGCGCAGTCTCGCGAACGAGATCCGGCATCCCCCGCGTGATTCCGGCGATACATCGTCGCCGGATAACAAATGGGGACAGGGTCGTGCTTCAAGTCTGGTTGAGTTTATTTTCCCTATACAGGGTCTTAGACTTTCCTGGTACCTTGAAGCTAGCGACGATTGTGACGGGAGGAAAAATCCCTACTCTGCATCTCGACTTTCTCTGGCCATTTTGGGTCAAGCTATACTACTCGGTCACTAAGGGCCGTGATAGTATTTCCGCCTACGTGGTAGAGAAGTGGAGAGATGAGAAGTATGGACCAAAGTCCGCAGGGTCGTATTCGCTCTTCTCTCGCTCAACTTCGGCGAGAGCGGAGTTCGTACCATCCTGGGCAACTAAGTTCCTTAAGGCCAAACCTTTCATGATCCTGAAGTCGTGCCCCATTCCGGGAATGGGACCTTCGGGAGCACCAGCGGGTGTAATTCTCACTGCGGGACTGATCTTCCGGCGTCACCTTGACGTCTGGAGGGCAGTCACGGAGTGATTACAGCTAACGGGCAACAGCAGTCTTGCCGAGTTTATGAAACTGTCTGAGATGACAGCAGAGTACCTCGGTCATAGGTTGGCTCAAGTCCGGAAGCTAATAACGGAAGGAACCCTTGGTAGGCTAAGTGTAAAGGAAGAGCCGGCGGGAAAGCTTAGGGTATTCGCAATAGTAGATTGCTGGACACAATGGATGCTGCATCCATTGCATAAGGCAATTCAAAAGCTACTAAAGCTGATACCTCAAGACGGAACTTTCGATCAGGTCCGCCCGATAAATCGTC